ATGCTCCCGTTCCTGATGGTGTGGCGATGACGGGTACCGGTAATCCGTTCCTGATGTCGTACTTCACTCAGACCACTGACGGCAGAGTGAATCTGATGCATCACAGGAAAGCCGGAAACACGAAGCTGGGGGAGTTCGGCGATTACGGTAACGACTGGCAGACGCTGGAGCTGGTGTTCACCGCCGGCAGTGCCACGGTTACTCCGAAACTGAATGGAGTGGCTGGCCCGGCATTCCAGGTTATAAAAGACAGTCTGACACTGGGACTGAATGCGCTGACGCTGACGGATGTTACAAAAAATGCAGCGTATGGCGTTGAGATAGAAAGTCTGGTGCTGGAGATAAATGCACCCGCAGCATAATAAAAAAAGCCAGCGCCCACTCTGAAGGACGCTGGCTAAAACGGGTAGATGTACTTCACATGATACTTATATCTGGCAGTACATTTTCTGACAGATAGTGACGGATGTTGTCAAGATATTGTGTCATTTATAACCTGAATCAGGGGTTGGTCGGAATGTTATCTGACATTTTTAGCAGAGCCTGAATGCCATAATCACGGCTCCCGGCGTTGGCCGTCAGTGGGTGACACTGGCGGCTTTTTTGTTTTCTTTACTTTCATTTTCTGTCGGCGGTGACGGAGACATACATCAGATGGAAAAAATCACAACGGGTGTGTCATACACCACGTCAGCGGTGGGGACGGGATACTGGTTACTGCAGCTGCTGGACAAAGTCTCTCCGTCCCAGTGGGTGGCAATAGGTGTACTGGGGAGTCTGCTGTTTGGCCTGCTGACGTATCTGACTAACCTGTATTTCAAAATCAGGGAGGACCGCCGTAAGACGGCGCGGGGAGACTAAAGCGATGAAGAAAAAATACGAACTGGTTGTTAAAGAGATAAATAATTACCCGGATAAGATTGCTGTTACTGTGGCACTTGAAATTGGCGGGCATCCGTCGTTGTTGTTGCCACATGTGGCGATTAGTCTTGACCGTACTGAAGGTGCCACGCTGGAGTTCTACGAAGCTGAGGCGAAAAAACAGGCGAAGCAGTTTTTCATGGATATTGTTGCCGGGTTATGCGAAGGGGATGAACCGTCACCGGAAAAGCGCCCCGTAATTTTAGATGCGCAGGATGTATTGATAACCTACAAAGGAAAGCTACCGGGAAGAATTACTTGTTCTCTGAAGATGCCGCCGTCAACACTGCGGTCAGAAAAAGATGATGTTGAATCGCGTATTGAAAAACTGGAGTGCTATATCGCTGAATTGAAAAAAAGCACCCCAACAAAAAATGAGGTGCTTGCAGCAGACGAAATGAAAGAAGCTATTCCTGATCGCGCGGCGAATCTAAGCTGCGCTTCATGGTTGAAAGAGCATCTTCAGCAGCCTGAAAAAAAACGCCGCGATGAGCAGTTTGCTGCGTTTTACGATTATTGCCGGAAAGTGATGAGCAGAAATCTCGCAGAGTGTTTCAGTATTCATAATGATAATTTCAGTGACCTGGAATGGGAGTGTAACCGGCCATCCTTTGTTGTATCCGGTGATGCTGGGAAAATAACCATCTCAGAAAATGGAAAAGTAACACCGCCATCGCACCAGCATAGTGAGGAGCTCATTGAATTTGCCATTGATTACCTGAAGAACAATAAAAAGCAGGGGCTGATGAAGTGCATTGGTCGTTGCATGGGATATCTGCAGATAGCTGCTGAGATTGAAGCGCTGGCCAGTGGTGCGGACAAGGATGCAGTTGTGCGGGAGGCTCTTCTTCGTGATTTTGATAATCCGCCCTTTAAAAAAGTGCCGGCTTACTGGTTTCATCCAGGACTGACTTATCTTAAAGGACGTATATAAGCTGGCTCGTTATCTGTTGCCGATAAATCCTGATAAATATCCATGAACACCAAAATCAAATACGGCCTGTCGGCTGCCGTTCTGGCGCTGATTGCCGCTGGTGCGCCTGCGCCTGACATTCTCGACCAGTTTCTGGATGAAAAGGAAGGTAACCACACCACGGCATACCGTGATGGCGCGGGTATCTGGACCATCTGTCGCGGTGCCATTCTGGTGGATGGTAAACCTGTCGTCCCGGGCATGAAGTTGTCGAAGGAGAAATGCGACCGGGTTAACGCCATTGAGCGTGATAAGGCGCTGGCATGGGTGGAGAAAAACATCAAAGTGCCACTGACCGAACCCCAGAAAGCGGGTATTGCGTCATTCTGTCCTTACAACATTGGCCCAGGTAAGTGTTTCCCGTCGACGTTTTACAGACGAATTAATGCTGGTGATCGCAGGGGAGCATGTGAGGCGATTCGCTGGTGGATTAAGGACGGTGGCAGAGATTGCCGTATTCGTTCAAACAACTGCTACGGTCAGGTATCCCGTCGTGACCAGGAGAGCGCGCTGGCGTGCTGGGGTATCGACAGATAAGCAGAATATTTTGCTGAAAAATAAGGCATGGCCACGCGGGCGGATAACATGAAATCCTGCGAACTGGCGAAACGTAAGTGAATAAAAGTAAAAACCCCGTTTGTTGGCAGCAAGCGGGGTTTTGTTTTTATGGCAGTAAGCTATGGGAGGCTGCCTTGATTGATTTTAGCAAACTGATTAGGGAGTTGCGACTCATGATTAGTCAATTACCAAACTGGAAATTTTTGCTGGTCTGGAGCATCCCTTTTTTATGGGTAGTATCCCAGTTAATTGTGGCAATTAAGGGGTAGCTATGTCAGACAAACTCATAACGCCGGCAAAGGTCCTGTGTGTGATTGTCGGTATTTCATTTTCACTAATGCTGGTTGCTCTTTTTCTGTCCCTCGCCTGGGTGATGTTGTCTTCGTCGGGGCTGCTGGGGTGACAGTGACTGATGACATCAGCAGAGCGCTGGCTTTTGCTATTAAGTGGGTGGCTGTTGGTATTGCTGTGTCTCCGATGCTGTATGGGCTGGCAAAACTGGTCATTGCGCTGAAATCGTGAACTTTAAAAAGATGAGTGCTGAACTTATTCGGGCAATGGCATTTGCCATTCGTATTGTGGCCATTGCTGTTCTGGTCTGGGCAATCCGTTGGTGGTGATATGAACCGTGTTCTGTGTGTGGTGATTATTGTCCTGCTGGTAGCCTGTGGTGTGCTTAGTCTGGGGCTGAATCATTACCGCGATAACGCCATCACCTACAAAGCGCAGCGCGATAAAAAAGTCAGTGAGCTGAAACTGGCGAATGCCACTATTACTGACATGCAGCAGCGCCAGCGAGATGTCGCTGCGCTTGATGCCAGATACACGAAGGAATTAGCCGATGCGAGAGCTGAAATTGAAACTCTGCGCGCTGATGTTGCCGCTGGTCGTAAGCGCCTGCGGGTCAACGCCACCTGCCCCGGTACCGTGCGTGAAGCCACCGGCACCTCCAGCGTGGATAATGCAACCGGCCCCCGACTGGCAGACACCGCTGAACGGGATTATTTCATCCTCAGAGAACGGTTGATGACAATGCAGAAGCAGCTGGAAGGGGCGCAGGAATATATCCGCACTCAGTGCACTAAGCTGGCTTTTTATTATCCGGAGGATACATGAAGAAATTACGGGTAACCGTAGAACCTTTTCAGGGAACAATTCCGTTCCGTATTTTGCAGCGTGGTCGTGTTCTTGTTGAAGGTTCGTTCAGTGGTAAATGTACGCAATTACACTCCCGGACCTTTCAGGTGAATGCCACGAATGAAGAGCTAACCGTGGAGTGTACGATGAAATGCCGCTGGTAATGCCGCTAAATGCCGCATGGTATCCGCTGCATTACAGCCAGTGTGTTGAGCGACCTTATTATTCATGCGCGGTATTGTCGCCGTATTCCTGCATTAACAGAGACCGCAGCCCGACCGGGAGAATCCTCTGCGCGAGTGTGCGGGGATAATCAAAAACGATACACACCGGGGTTTACCGCGTTAACGGAGCGCGGCGTTGTCCCCTCATGGTCGCTGGTCCGGTGCGATGGTGGAAGAAGCCGGATGTTTATCACTATTAATTGATAACACAGAAATGGATTCATTGATTTTCAGCACGTTTTTGTATTCGTATTATTGAACATCTGTTTATTTTACTTTTAACATATTGATAATAAAAAGAGCTGTAAATCTTTAGATGAGTCGATTTTGTCCGGGGAAGTTCAAATGGATTTTATGCTGACGGTTTCTGGTGTGGTTATCCTGTCCATTGCTTATACTGCAGATAAATATGGCTGCCATTTGTTATCACGTATTGGCGCTTATTGTTCGTTGATGCTGATTTTCTCGTCGCTTTTTTTTTGAGTAAGTTATATTAATTATAACAAATAATTTTCTGTGTTATTTTTTCAGGCTATCCCGTCAGAGGGGAAGCCTGTACTGCCGGGGAGCGAATGGAAAACTGATGTGTCCGGTAACTGCGTGTTCTGTGAACACCATGTTACTTAATTATGTAATTCATACCCGAACTCTCTGTTGACAGCCTTCTTCTGCAGGCTTCAATAACCCACGCTGAAAAGTTTCCTGAACCTTTCAGATCAAGAGCGATGTTAATTTGTTCAATCATCTGGTTTGGAAATCGGATGTTGCGGGTTGTTGTTCTGCGGGTTCTGTTCTTTGATGACATAATGTTTCCCCATATTCAGTGTTGCTGATTTGTATTATCTGAAGTTGCTTTTACGTTAATTTGACGCAGATCAATTAATACGATACCTGCGTCATAATTGATTATTTCTCGTGGTTTGATGGCGTACACACATGTTGTGATAAACCTTATATAGATGATAATCATTATCATTTCGTGGGTCCTTTCCGGCGATCCGACCGGTTACGGGGCGGCGACCTCGCGGGTTTTCGCTATTTATGAAAATTTTCCGGGATCCATGTCCGGTTTCTCTTCAAGTTAACTATATGAAAAATATAAAAACAGGTCTTCTGTGAACCGGACATGAACAAAAAACAGACATGTAAACCGGACATGACCGGTTTTGTTGTGATTGTGAGGTGAGAGTTTTTGCGAGGTGAGGAGTGGCTACGCAGACTGAAGTTGCCAGGCATTTAAGTCTGACCGATCGCCAGCTTCGCAGATTGCAGAAATTGCCGGGTGCCCCGATATCGAATAAGCGAGGGCAACTGGATCTGGATGCCTGGCGCGATTTTTACATATCGTATCTGAGGAGAAGTAAAAACGATGTGCCTGATGGCGATAGCGAAGACGACTATGAGGAGAAATTGCTTATTGCCAGATGGGAACTGACAGCAGAACAGGCTGTTACACAGCAGCTAAAAAATGAGGT